ATTCATATTAGCCATCATAGGACTGTAAAATTCACTGTCTTTATCATTAATTTCTTTAATGAAATCATCTTCAATCTTAGTTTTTTCTTCGGGTGTTTTATTTTTATATTTTTTGATTATTTCAGTGTACTTTTTCGGAAATTTCATTTTAGGTATGTTAATCATCGTCTGCCTCCTCGAATGGTTTCATTGTCTCAATGTTAATATCCACCATACCCTCGTTTGGTTCGACTTTTTCAACGTGAAAGATACCAATATTTGATTTGATATCGTTTAAGTTGGTCGCTCCATCAACTGGTTTGTTCCGTGCCTCGTACTTCTCTTTCGCTTCTTCTTTACTCTCTGCCTCAACAACTGTAAACGTCTGATTATCTCTAGCAGCAGTAAAATGTTCATGTGGTAGTCCTGATGAATCTTTGAATGTTGTGACTAAGTATTGTGTCACTTCCCCAAAACCTCCTTGACTCGATCTAAGATGTCTTTACACGTATCCTTTTCCTGCGTCTGCTGTTCCATCTTGTCTTTCGTGGTTCCTTTTCATTTTCTTTTTGTATGCTTCAATGAGTTGGTCGATTGAATAGTAAGTATTGGCGTACAAAAACGGCATTATTAAAACTTGTACAATGCTATTATCAATACCTTTTACAAATTGTTCTGTTAGCGTATGCAGTACATGAACAAAATAAACTGAATGTAGTTTAGGCAAAGTAACTTCATTTTCAATCAAATCAACCATAACCTCAGTAGTTTCTTCCAAATCTTCTTCATCAACTATAGTCAGAGTTAATTGCAAACTGAAAGCTAAGTAATCAGCAATCTCATCTAATTGTGTATCTAGTGGCTTACCTGGTTGTTTCTTCCAATTTTTAAAAAACTCAAGTGTGTTAATCCACTCTACAAATTCAATAATCATACTAGCTACTGTGTCATTTAAATTTCTAGTTGGTATTCTATCGTCGAACTCCTTTTGTATTTGTAATAACTCTTGTAACTGATCGGCTGTTAATATGTTAGTCATTTTCCTGTGCCTCCTCTACATTAATTTCATACTCATCACAATCAAATGGTGCTTCCAATCTCGCAGTAACATCCGCCTCAAATTCTGCTTCTTCTAAACTTTCAGCCTCGATAGTCTCTTCAATCATGCCGGTATATGTGATTTGAACATTAAATTTCTTCATTTTCCTGTTCCTCCTCATATTTATAGACAACCTGACCTGCCATAATACCGACTGCTTCATCAAGTTCAATACCTTCTTTAACTGAATGTTGAATAGCATTTGTCATTCCCTCAAGTATTTCATCGAACGCTTGCGCTTTCTTATATACGTCCTCAATCTCTTTTAGCAATCCCTCTGTATCATTACCGTTATATGCGCTAGCACTGATAACTGATTGTTCAATTTGTTCGCGGTTATTCATTAGTGTCATCCTCCAATCGATCTAAAAATTCGTTAAACTCATTTGTTCCGTCTAGTTCTTCCATTCGCGACAGTATAATATCTGCAGTGCCTTTACCTCCTATATAGATAGCTCCTATCCTGTTCGCTTTGCTCTCAGGGTGTAGTTCTCTATATTTAAAACAGTAATGTTCGTATCTTCCAAGCAATTCATTTTTAAGCGTGCGCCACATGTTCTCTAGATCTTTGTTACGTTCTCTTAACTTACCTATATCCACGATAAGCTCATCACGTTGCTTCTTGTACTCATCACGTTGTTTTCTCATCTTCTTCAACCTAGCTTCCATTACACCTAGTTGGAACCCTGTTTCATAGTTCATTCTATCTCTCCTCTCATAATAGATGCGGTGTTTCGTAAATATTCCCAACAACCTTGCAATCATCGAAGAAATCCAATTCATCTATATCTTTTTCAAAATACGACCATTCAACTATGTCACCGCATTCTTCCATCGTGAAAAGAGTAGGCTTAACACCACCAACATTTGACATCGTAACTATAGCTTTGTTTAATATGTCATATTCGTATGCAACGGAAATATCGAACTCAACTATATCTCCCGCATATATTTCGTTGTTGTTTTTGTCTTTAAGTCCTGTACTTTGCATAAGTTCTACATCTTTGAAATCTCTTGCGTGTATTAAAGCTTCTGCTTCCGCGTAGTTTTCATAGTGAACCTCATTCTCAATGAAGTCGAATCCAACAACATCGTGTATTCTCCCTGTATATTCGTCCCACACTCGATATTTAGGTATCATTCCATCTCCTCCACTTTTTCAACTTCTATGCTTGCAGTTTTAATTCTCATCATTTTCATCTCCTCTAAAATAAAGTTAGTTGCTTCTGTTCCTCGTATTCCAAACCATGTTGCTTTATATATGTTTCGAGCTCTTCAGCAGTATCAAATGTCTTTTTAACGCTTTGCCAACCTGGCACGATATGCCCATGAAAGTAATAAGTGCCGTTTACTACATGGATATGTGCCACTCGTTCGTTATCCTGATACAGATATCTCTTAGATCCAAAGAATTGATCTAGGTATTCTTTGCGTGCGTTATCTGTCATGATCTACTTCTTAACTTTCACGAATATGTCGTTTTCCATCAGGTAGCACGCATAACGTCCTCTTGGATGTTTCTGAGGTACATTAAACAAGTGTGGCTTCTTTCTTCTTAGCTCAGCCTCTCTCTTTCGCTTTCTTTCCAATTCACGTTCGAGTCTCGCTTGTTTAATCTTTTCCATTTGTTTCATTTCTCTATATTCTTTTAGGTGCATGCCATAAGGCGCGTCTAAAGCTTCTGAAAACTCCCAACAACCTCTAACACGTTTAGAAACAATTCCAGCATTTATCCCACGCTTTGCCATTATTTCTTTTTCAAAATTGTTAAATTTATATGGTTTATTATTAATGATTACAACACTGCCCATTTATTCCACCTCTACATTTACATTTCTAATTTTTAAATTGTCATACTCTAGTAATTCGTCCGGATTGTTATATAAGTAATCTGCCAGCGCTTCTTTTTCGTTATCCACATCATCGAAATGCTGATATTCAACATCTGTAGGTATTCTTATATCAATCGTTGCGTTTATATATGCTTGTTGTTGCATTAGATCACTTCATTTCTCTTTTGCGTTCTCGTCTTGCTTTAATTAATTCCTCGTAAGTAATCCATGTTTTGCCTGTGTACTTAGGTGCTTTACATATCCAATTGAGTTTTATGTTTCTGTATTTATGTCTGAAAATCTTAGCTTTAAGTTTTGCTACTTCGGTTGGCATACCTTTAATGTCGATAACTTCAATCAGTTTGTCATCGAGATATAACGCGAAGTCTGCAATATATTCAATCTTTCGTTGTTTATCTAGTTTTGGTAATAATTCGAATTTCGGTTGTATTTCGATACGATCATAGTTAGTGCCATTCATATTACTTTCTAAATATTGGTAATATTCACATTCTACTTTGCTATCAAATACAATCCCTTTATACTCAACTTTCTTAGCGTTGTATTTACTCATTGTGCCACCTCTAAATATCAAATATCGTTGCTTGTAATCCTAGCTCTTGCTCATATAAAAGCCCGTGAGCACTTTTGAATCGTTTTAGGTCACTATCAGTCATGATTTTCTTTTCGTCGCTGAAATGGGCTCCTGTGAGCGAATAAACTTCATTCTCATTCTCTTTATACTTGATGACCTTAATATCTTCTGTGCCATCTTCTCGGTATAAGTAATATTTTTCTTTCGGCATTTTTAACACTCCTTAATATTCGACGATAGCGGGGCGTGTATGACGTTCTGCAAGTTTTTGGATAAATAGGTCATATAACTTATTTTCATCGCCCTGTGCCTCGTCTATGAGTTTCTGAGCGTACATATCCGAACACTCAAGTTTAGTTTTTAAAAATTCTTTGGTTACCATGCATCTCGCTCCCTGAAATCGTCTCCGATTACTCTTACTTTTCTCGCATTGTGTTTCATTCTTGAATTGATACGTTGCCAGTTCATATTTTGATTTAGTTCTTTATCACTAAAGTTAGTTGTAAAGATGTTGTTTTTACCTACTCTGTTATCAACAATGCTGAAAAGTTTATTTAAAGTGTGCTCTGTGTTTTCTACACCCATATCATCTAGTACAAGTAAATCAATATCACTTAGCAATCTGACTAGCTCGTCTGTAGTCTCTACTGCATTTTTGTTGTATGTCGCTTTGATACGATCCATCAACATTGGTATATGCATAAAAGCAACTGTATGCCCTTTAGCTTTAACTGCTTTTGCGATAGCGTATGCTAGGTGGCTTTTACCAGTTCCATATGAACCTTGCAATATTAATGATTTTGGTTCTTTTGTAGAGAAGCCTTGTACGTACTCTATTGCTGTTTGCTTAGCTTGTACTTGTTTTTCATTTTGTGGCTTGTAGTTTTTGACTGTTGCATCTCTTAAAGACGGATTAACGTTTGATTGATTGAATATGTTGTTTATCTTCCGTTGCTTGTTTCGCTTATATTCCTCATAGATTTCACATTTGCAACCGTCTTTATACTCGTAACCATTCGGGTGTTTTTTAGTAGGAGCAAACTTATATAAGTCATATTCACTTCCACATCTCTCACATTTCAATCCTTTTTCGACATGAGTAGGTTGATATTTTTTCAAGCTTTCGTTTATCTTTTCGCTGAATAGTGGTTTCATAATATCCCCCTAATCCCAATAACTTTCGTCGTACTTCATGCGTTCCAATTGATCTATGCCAGTTGGTTGCGCTTTTTGATTGAGGTACCCCTCAAATTTATTGCCAAAAAGTGTTTCTGGTCTAAGGTATTTATCGCTATCCGTGTTTAGCCACTCAGCTGTTTTGATATCAATCACCTTTTTAAAATCCTCCAACCTAAAATCTTGATTCCATCTTGCTTTAATAAAATCTTTTGATTTAGCTGTATTGTGTTTAAAATGCTTTCCTGTTTTTTTGTTTAAGTATTCGATAATTTCTTTATAGGGAATGGAATACACAGTCGGGTTGCCCGACAATATACTTCCATCATTATTAGTATTGTTATTATTAGTTAAATCATTATTAGTACTATTATTATTAGTAGTACGCCCTTTTCGGTTTTCCGTTTTTCCGTTTTCCGAAAACCCGTTTGCCGATAATCCGTTTTCCGAAAATGGCATTTCGGTTGGTTTTTCGTAAACTAAGTATTCAAAACCTTTAAACACACCGTTTTCAGCTCTTTTTTGTATTCTGTGAACATATTTATTATCCATAAGTTCTTGAACGCCACTATTGATTGATTTTTGTCCATCATTCATATGTTTAACTACTTCTGACGTGTATATTTGCCAATTGTCAGGACGACTTAGGAAATACAATAATATCCCTTTAGCTTTAGCACTTAAATTACTATCGAACACAAAAGATTTATGCACAGTTACAAAATCGCCACTTTCTTTTATCGTTCTAAATGTTGCCATTTCGTTATCTCCTTTCTGGTATAATTTTATTATCGCTATTGCGTTAGATTGGGGGTGAATAATTATGGATCCTATTTTAGGTAAAGGTATTGATAAAATTATTGAAGGCGCATCAAAAGGGCCTGTAGAAACATTCTCTAAAACTTGGGAACTTGTCTTTGGGAAATTCCACCTTTATGTGGATAAAGTTATTTATCAAAGAGAAGTAGAATTTGAAAAATTCAAAGAACAATTTAAAAAAGAAATATCTTCTGTACCTGAAAATAATTTACAAGAACCACAATTTTCTCTTCTAGGTCCTGCTCTAGAAGCTTCAAAGTTTTACATTAGTGAAAAAACTTTAAGTAATATGTTCGCAAAACTAATAGCATCATCTATGGATGACAGAAAAAACTCATTAACCCACCATTCATTTGTTGAAATAATTAAACAATTATCCCCAAATGATGCTATTCTTTTAAAACATTTAAAGAATCACGAAGTACATCCTGCCGTTAAATATAGAGCGGTTTTAAACCCAAAGAATGACGGTATGAATATATCGGACACGTTAATAAAAGACTCTCCGTTAGATATAGAATCAACCGAAATTTCAATTAATAACCTAGTAAGGTTAGGGGTTTTAAATGAAACTTTTGACATGTCTTACTTAACAAAAAAAGGAATTTATAATAAGTTTTATGCTCCTCAGTTTTTAAATCACTTTAATAAGATTATAGAAAAACAAAGATTTGTTTCGGGATTAGAATTTGTTAAAAGAATGTTAAAGTCAGGACACAACCTAGAAACAATAAGTAAACTTTCTGGCATTGAATTTGAAGTATTAAAGTTACATTACAGCCCCTGGGTAATAGACATCAAAAAAGGCTCAATTAGTTTGTCCGCCTATGGTAAAGCTTTTGTAAAAACCTGTATTAACTAAACGGAGATTTTAAAATTTTCTCCACTTTTACAGCATACATAGCATTTCTAATCTCTTCCGCCAAGATGACGATTAGGAGTGCTATTTTTATTATTCTTAGTCTATTCATTCCTTTTTCTCTCCTTTCAACATTTTATTGAGCCTCTCATCAACTTTTATCCACGAGTCATGCAAGTGATATTTATCATCAAACGACTTAACACCAATTGCATGTTGCTCGTTGTGATGTTCGCGACATAACGCTAATACATGTTTGTCGTAGTGATTCATCTTGTTTCTGTTCATGCCTCTACCTACTGCTTCGTAATGTGCTAGGTCAGCGTGAGGCTTTCCGCATATAATGCAATGACGCGTAACAGTTGCCCAATAAAGATAATTTTTATCTTCTTTCATCAATTTGCTTGTTTTATAATTTAATGGAATCGCATTTGTAAAAATCCACTCAAACATCGCTTCTATAATTTGCTTGGCTATAGTTCGAGAACAATTTGATAAAGATATGCGTTCTTCATAGCCATACAGAAACTTCACATAATCTTGGAACATTTGCCTCATATAATCTCGAGGTTGTCCTGTATGAGCTTCTATATCGTTACACAATGCGAATATTAACTTACGTTGTTGTCCAGTAATTTGAAACGGATCTATGACGCTTACATCGACTTCCAAATCAAACCCGTTATCAAGTAGTAATGTTTCTTTATTGCCTAATTCAACATCAGAGATGACAACTGTTGTTGTGCCGTCGTCTTGAGTGATATAACTAGTAATTTTCGGCATTTAATCATTCCAATCAGAACGGTAAGTCATCATCAGTAATCGCAGTGGTATTATCAAAAGGATTATTACCAGTTTGAGTTTGTCTTTGTTGATGATAATTGTTGTTTGGTTGTTGGTTGTTATTCTTCGGTTCTAAGAATTGAACACTGTCCGCTACTACTTCTGTCACAAATACACGTTGCCCGACTTTATTTTCGTAGCTACGTGTTTGTAGTCGCCCGTCTACACCTGCCAGCGACCCTTTAGAAAGGTAGTTTTTAACATTTTCAGCTTGTTTCTTGAACACTACTACGTTTATAAAATCTGCTTCACGCTCGCCTTGAGCATTCGTGAATGTTCTGTTTACTGCCAATGTGAATGTACCTACATTTACGCCATTTGGCGCGCTTCTTAATTCTGGGTCTTTTGTTAAGCGTCCTACTAATACTGCTCTGTTTAACATTATTGTTTCTCCTCACTATCCAATTGTTTTAATCCCGCATCTAATTTTTGGTGTGCTTCTGCGATTTGTTTTTGACTTAATTTATTAATGTTAGATATTTTTAGCCATCTCATCGTTTTATCGATAGTTGCATCTCGCCCTTTTTCTTGAGATAAGTTCACGAACTGATTGATACGCTCTTCTAATTCTGTAATATCGTTGTCACTTGCACTTGGTAGTTCCTCGCCGTTGTAGATATATAAGCCTAAACCGTGTAAAGCCGAAGCTTTAACAAAACATCGTTTTTGCGCTTTGTTAATATCGAAAGTTGTTGCACTACCTTTAGCAAGCGATTTATTTCTAAAGTCCAATACTGGAAGCCACTCAGTCTCTGTACTATCTTTCACAGTCACAGATACCTGTACAAAATAGCCTTCTGGTGTAGCCAAATAAGGTACAAAATAATTTTCTGTGTTAATATCTGGATGTGGAAACTCGTGTACTTTTACTGTGTAGTTTGGGTCAATCTTTTTCAGCTCTTGGTGTGCATATGACCATGCTAGATAAGTTAATCCATTTTTTTGTTCTGTATGATCATTCACGTTTTTACTGTTCAACTGTTCAAATAATGTTTGTTCAGTCATGTTCTACCTCCTCGTACTCAATAGTTTCTGTCACTGTTTTCTTGATTGCTTTGTGATAATCCATATTGATACTCGCTTCTTCCATACCGTTAAATTCCCTAGCTCTATTTCTATTTGTGGAGTAACTAACATCTGAATTATTATCAGTTGGTTTGTTAGTTATATAAATTGGCATATCCCTATGACGGATGATGTAAGTTACAGTCTGCTTCATAGCGACCTCCTACCATTTCATGACTAAGTTAATTAGTCTGTCCTGTTCGTCTGTGTTCTCTTCAATCCATTCATCTATTGCTTGGTTGAATAAGTCTGATGCCATATCTAAGTCATTCTCATCTACGACATAAGCATGTTTAATTGGTATGTTGTTCATATCTTTAACTTGTATTGATATGCCCATATGACCTTTTAAAATGAATAGCTTAAAATCGAATCCGTTAACATGAATATTTTTGCGTATGATATCGCCTATTTCGTAATACATCTTGACTTCCTCCGTTTTTCATTTTATATTTAACTTGAAATTTTTCTTAAGTGCTTGATACTGTTACTTGTTGGCGCAAGTAGCAGTTTTTTTATTCTTCATAAAAGTATTCTTTATAAAATATGAATGTTGCGATACTTGCGAATCCCGCAATTGACCATGCTGTAGTGAAGTACAGCAATGGCATAAGCACAATCGCTAAGACTGTGAAGCACAATACTGCTAATAGATAGCTTTTATAAGTTTTACTCATTTACTTTCTTCAACTCCTCTATTATTCTCTGGTCTGATAAGTCGTGATAAGGGAATTTTTTCCTAGCTAATTGGACGGGTATTCTGCCTCGTATCGCAATGTACCCTTCGTCTTCAAGCTCTTTATTCAGTTCTCTTATTATTTGTCCTGCTTTGGATTTAGAAACAGATAAAATTACCGCAAGTTCTTTAGCTTGCAAACTATTTTTTATCATATCTATTCCTCCTTTTTATTTTTGTGTTGTGTATAATTTAGTTATCTCCTAGTGAAAGGAGGTGGATAATATGTCATATAGTGAATATGAACAGCTTTACTATAAAATTGTTAATGAAGCTGATGAACTATACGGTGGTCAAAGTGAACACTTCAAAAAGAACCTTCAAAAACTTACAGAGAATGCTGATGAAGGTGTTTCCAGTGAAAAGATTTACTCTACCGCTTTACATGAGTCACTTGAGTACCAACGAAACTTCATCTTCTTAGAATTAGGAAAAGTTCTCTTTAGTAAAGTCGGAAAACGCCTTAAGTAGTTTTATTCCTGAATCAGGATCACTGTGTCGCTCAATCGTTTCTGCTGTAGACTCTTTACTAAAATCATTTCGATTGATTACAGGCTTTCTCGTATTTCGTTCAATTTTCCAAACCTTCCACGTCACAACTGCCATTGTGATGAGGAGGGTTGTTTTGTATAACGTGTTCATTTTTAATCCCTCCTATTAAGATGTTTGTTTTTCTCCTAAAAACTTATTAACAAAGTATTGTTGTCCTTTGCCTGTTACTTTTGGTGTACGTGATACTTTACTTGAACCATCTGGATTATTAATTATTCGTTTTTTGATATCCAAGATTTTTAGATCCATACTCTTTTGAGTTGGTAAGTTATAACTTTCTCCACTCTTTTTAATGAGATATCCATTATTTCTTAACCATTTGAACAATCTGTTTTGTCCTATATCAACACCGTTTTGTTTAAGTATTTTCGCTAGTTCTCCAACAAGTATTGAATTATCACTACCAGCTACCGAGTCAGCGAATAATACTTTTGGTTTGTTAACTTCTACTTGCTGTTGTAAAAGTAAGTTTTGCTCTTTTTCTTTCTTATACTCAGTCAACACTGTAATGATGTAGTCTGGATCTTTTAATGTTTGTTCAATTACATTGTCTGTTGCGTAGATACCGTGTTTGCGAATAGCTGGTAGGACTTCCATCGCCAACCAATCTTGAAATTTTTCTGCTACAGCATTACCTGCTTTGAAAGCCAACTTATATACCATTGGTTCTGGTATGAAATCGCCTTTCCCAACTTCTTGGGAAAGATATTTACCTAAATATTTATTGATAGTTTCCCAACGAATATATTGTTTGCCGTTTTTAAACTGAGTGAACCCCAAACTTTTTGCGACAGTTTCTAAATCGAATAAATTATTTTCATTATCTTGTTTGATTAAGATTGAAAACATGTCGTTACTGAAAGTTTTAATTTCATTCATTAACTCTTCACCTCTTCTTTAATTTCTAAAATTTTCGCAATACGTTTCTTTTGTTCAAAAGCATCTCTACGTCCACGTAAAATATCCGATAAGTAAGCACTTGAAATTTCTAGCATTTCCGCAAGTTGCTTGTTTGTCATGTTGCGTTTTAATAATTCCGTTCTCACTTTCAAGCCGAAATCTGTTGTCGACATATTAGCACCTCCTATAACATTTTTTCTAAGCAAATAAATTATTTGTTGAACGCCAATAACTTTTATGCTAATATTTAAGCATAGTTTAATAAACCTATAACAATTCGTAATGCCTGTCATAAAGGTATTGAATACTCGTTCCCCAACGAATAATTGTTATGTGTTTAGTAAGCTAAATTTAAAGCTTAAATACAGTATATTAACTTTTATGCTAATTGTCAACAAAAATAGCGAAAAAGTTAATCTGTGATAGGAGAAATTTATGAATCTAGTACAAAGAATCCGTAATTTGTGCAATTCAAAAGGTATGACTTTTGCTGAATTAGAGAGAACTTTAGGGTTTTCAAACGGACAAATCAGAAGATGGGAGAAAACCAAACCAGGCATTGATAAGGTGCAAAAAATTGCCGATCACTTCGATGTATCAGTTGATTACTTATTAGGTAGAGAAAAAGATGAGTACTCCGGAGAAGATAAAAGTGAAGATATTCTTATTATGCATCGAGCTACAGAAAATATGACGGAGGCACAAAGGCAAAAAGCTTTGACTATATTAGAAGCAATGTTTGATGATTGGGATGATTTAACTAAGTAACAAAGGGGCTTTTTAATTGAAATTAAATTATGAAAAATCTTTTTTTAAATCTGCGAAAGCAGTTTACGAGATAACAAATGGTCTATATAACTTATCTTTTCCTTTAGATATATTTGAAATTATCTCAAAAGATAAACGTATTAAATTAGTGACTTTCTCTGAATTTTCTCAGAATACTGGCACTTTATATTTTAAAATACCTTCTATTTTCGGTTCAGAAGAAGCGTTTCATATTAGAAAAGGAGACAAAGCGATTATAGTTTATAACGATTTACTGCCTATGAATCGTCTAAGATTTACTTTAGCTCATGAATATGGTCATTTTATAATGGGACATACTGGAGTTAATTTAAATAAAACATTCACATATAAAGATTATTATAGAAGGATTGCTGAAGAATATGAAGCAAACTCATTTGCTTCATGTTTATTGTTTCCTTTACATATAAGATACAAATATATAAACAACTTTAATATTGAGCAAATTTCGTACAAGTATCAAATGAGTTTTCAAGCGATCCATATAGCGGTAAAAGTAATCAGAAGACATATACACAATGGGTTAAACGACTATATGTCAAATAACGAAAATTACCACGCAGAAAACTACTTAAGTTTTTTAGAAGAGAAAATGGAAAGCAAATCTGATTTTATAAATGAATTTAAATATGCTTATGATCTAACGATTTAACAATCAAAAAACAAAGGAGAAATGAAAATGAGAAAATATAATTTTGATAAATTCTTCTTATATATGGCGGTACTGTCATTACCAATAGTCATATTTTTTCCATTAATGTTAAGCATCCCAATCATCTTTTTTATTTTTTCAATAAGAAAGAAGGAAGATTAATAGTGCCTGTGTGGCGTGAGGAGGATGAGGGATGGAAGAGAATAAAACTTTAAAAGAATACTTGCGTAAATTTTTAGAAGGCTACAAATATGTAGTTGAAAACAGATACAATTATCAGTTTAGTAGCAATCCAGAAGCTTTCCCATTCATGAGAAAAGACGATTACAAGATTTCGATATTTTATCTAAATCAATCTTTTTTTGAAGAACCTTGCATCGTCGTTATCTCAAATGACAGTAAATTAAAAGAAATATATAATTTTCGTAATATTGATATCAAATATTTGTCTAAACACTTTACTTCATACATATATGATTCTAAAAAGTATGTAGAAGAACAATCCGGATTATTAGATTTTAATAATTACATTTATTACACATCTATTTACTACGGAAAATATATCGGGACCGTAATATTACAAAACAATTTAGATTTATTTTTTAATTATGGCAAAAGATTAGCTAACGATCATTACAATACATTGATATCGAAGTCGAAAGAAAGATTGATAAACAAAGCACATGATGAAATACAACCGTTCAACCACTTAGATTTAAATAGTATGAAAGAGATTGTTGATGATATAACTTTTTCTTATCAAATAGAACAAGGATTACAAGCTTATAAAAGGGAATTGTATTTGCCAGCTGCAGCAACCTTTGCTGTTGCTATAGAAACGTTTTTAATCAAATTAAAAAAAGTTAATAAAATCAAACATAAAGACACCGATTCAACTATGTACACAAAATTATTAGGAGAATTAACTAAAGAAGGTAAAGTAAATTATAGAACCAAAAAACGGGTAGAAATTGCGTATAGTATGAGAAACATAATCAACCATTCACAAGCTGGTGCAGTAGCCAAAGGTGATTGTGACTTTCTTTTAAACACACTAAAAGACATTGTTGATGAAAACGAAAAAATATTAAGAGAATATACCAAATCAATTAATAAGACGGAATAAATAGGTATCCTTGTATTCAGATTTGATTTTTAACATAATTTGTTCATAAATTTTTAATTTAAGTTCTTGTTCATCGTCATAAATATCAAATTCACTACTATAATTTTCAACTGATTCTTTTATATAAGCTATTTCTGCGTCAGTAAATTTTACACACATTTCATCACCTACTTTTTATTTTATTATATCACATTTAGTACCTAGTACTAAAATCACGGGTAGCCCGCCTACCCTTATTATTTTTTGCCAATTTTGAGGAGGGAAAAGCAAAATGCCAGTATATAAGGATGATAATACAGGTAAATGGTATTTTTCCATTAGATATAAAGATGTATACGGTAATAACAAACGTAAGATGCAACGCGGTTTTTCAACTAAGCGTGAAGCTAAGAGAGCAGAGGCTATCTTTTTGAATGACGTAAACGAAGGATATAGCGATTCTAAAACATTTGATTATGTTTTTCATCACTATTTAGAAAATAGCGATTTGAGACCTAAAACAAAACGACGCAAACAAAATGAATATCATAAACACTTTAAAGCTAAGTTCGGGCACATAAAAATGAATAAGATAACGCAAAATCAATGCCAAGAGTTTCGTAAATATCTAATAGAGAATGTAGCGTCAACAAATTCTGCTCGTACAATTTGGTCAGGTTTTAAAGTTGTAATTAACTATGCCAAAAAATACTTTGGATTACGTACAGATCCAACAATATCAATTAAACCTATTCCGCGTGTAAAGCCAAAACCTAAGTTTATGATGCGTGAAGAATTTGAAGAAAGAATCAAAGACATTGAAGATCAAGATTACAGAGAGTTATTTACATTAATGTTTTATACAGGTTTAAGGATTGGCGAAGCTATGGCGCTTGTTTGGACAGACTACAATAAATATAAAAAAGAGATATCCATAAATAAAACAATGGACATCTCTAATAGAACTATATATCCGAGACCAAAAACAGATAGTTCAGAGGATATTGTTCCTTTACCTAAATTCATCAATACAATGTTAACTGAACGACACCAACGTGAAAAAGAGTTAAACAAATATTTTGATGAACGTAGTTATTTTATTTTCGGAGGAATGGCTCCCAAACATTACAGTCATGTTCAAAAGAAATTCCAAAAAGCTTTCCCCCATTATAACATTCACGCGTTAAGACATTCTTATGCATCTTATCTTGCAAATAATGGTGTAGATATTTTCGTTTTACAGTCACTTATGAGACATGCTCAAATCACTGAAACGATGGGCACTTACAGCCATTTATATACTCAGAAAAAACACGATGCAATAGCCATTTTTGACAAGTAA